ACCGGATGGCCGCGCGATTTTTTTTTGGTGGACCCATTCTGAAAGTAATTGAGCGCATTTTTGACGTCCGCGAATTGAGTTGAGCGCAATATTTGAGTTCCGGAAATATAGTTAGTGGAGTAACTTTAATTTGAAATAAATTACAGCTTTTACGGTAACCAATCAGCTTGCGATTCAGGAGTCTATTTATCTATTACATTTATGTCAGTGTCAAGGTATACGGTATTCTTCACGTGGACCAATTAATTGTTCGCTATGGAGTCTAACTAATTAATATATGCAGTGATGATATATATAAATTCCATATATATTGTGATAGATATGATATCGCATCATGTCTCCTACTAGCTATAGACGTGGTTGGTCGTTTGCTCAACGACGAGGTTATTCTCGTAAATATTTGTTCAAACGTCCTTATTATTTTAAACGTACAGATGGGAAACACCGATCGGGTAACTCTAATCAGGTCAATGAGGATATTAAGTTGTCACAACAGCGTATACATGAGAACCAGTTTGGTCCGGAATTTGTAATGGGTCATAATACAGCAATATCGACTTTTATTACTTTTCCTAGTCTATGTAAAACTGAACCGGGCAGATCCAGGGCATATATTAAGTTGAAACGTTTACGTTTCAAAGGTACCGTCAAGATTGAGCGTGTTCATGCTGATGTGACTATGGATGGTATAATACCAAAGATTGAAGGCGTATTTTCTATGGTTGTCGTTGTTGATCGTAAACCCCATTTGAGTTCATCTGGTTGTCTGCATACATTTGATGAGCTCTTTGGTGCACGGATCCACAGTCATGGCAATTTGGCTGTAACTCCATCTTTGAAAGAGCGTTTTTACATACGTCACGTTTGGAAGAAAGTAATATCTGTTGAGAAGGACAGTATGATGGTTGATCTTGAAGGAACGACATCATTGAGTAATAAGCGTTTTAATTGTTGGTCTGCTTTCAAAGATCTTGATCGGGATTCATGTAATGGTGTTTATGCGAATATAAGCAAGAACGCTCTTTTAGTTTATTACTGTTGGATGTCGGATACGATGTCTACGGCGTCATCATTTGTATCGTTCGATCTTGATTATGTTGGTTAAAAATTAAAATATTAATGTATTTATACTTACATGAGAAAATAATTCATTTAAGAAAACGTGAGAAAATAAATCATTTAAGAAAACGTGAGAAAATAAATCATTTAAGAAAACGTAATCACATAATATAATTATAATTACTGAAATATTGGCTGCGCAGCTGCATGCAAAAAAAAAATATTGGCAACTTGATATTTATTTCAATGATTTGGGTTGTGGAGGAATACAGTTAGATTTAATACATTCTTGGACTGTTGACCTAACAAGATCGTTTAATTGGGCCATTGACAGCGTGATGTTGGATTGCGTTCTTTGGGCCCCAATTATTGAAGCCGAATCACCTGGATCTAATATGGCAGTTCCTAGCCTATTTAGATCTTTGTATGGATGTAACGCCTCCCCTAGGTCTGATTGGGCTTCTAATTGGGTCGTCTCTATTGTACTCCTTGTGGCCCATGACTCTCCTGGATTTAGTTCTATTGGGCCATGAAGCCCAAATCTAGAAGTTGATGCCGATCTTATCAATTTTCTCTCCCACTTTCCATAACCTACAAAAGAGAAGTCGATGTCATTGACGGTAAATTGTTTGGACATTATCTTCACTGTGGGTGCCCTGAAAGGTATATCAACCGAATGTTTTGCCGTTGATAGCTTCAATTTTCCTTTGAATTTTGCGAAGTGGGTCATCTGATGAACGTTTGAGTCAGAAACCTTATAATATAGCTTCCATGGAATTGGGTCTTTGAGTGAGAAAAATGATGACGAGAAATAGTGGAGGTCTATGTTGCACCTGATTGGAAAAGTCCATGACGCCTGTAAGGATTCATTTTCAGTCATCCTCTTGTCATGAATCTCCACAATTACTGATCCAGTTGCGTTGATTGGTACCTGTTGTCTGTATTCAATAACGCAATGATCAATCTTCATACAGCTTCGATTTAGTCTTGCACTTAATTGAGTTGCTTTTGATGGAAATTGCAATATGATTTCGGTAAGGTCATGGGAAAGTTGATATTCATCACGACGAGATTCTATATAATTAAAGGCGTTGGGTGGGCAAACTACTTGAGAGTCCATATGTACTACAAGATTGAATAAGTGTAGAGAATAATTTGGAAAAAGTAAAGGAAACAGTAGTAGTGATAGATAAGATGAGTGAATGGATGTGATATTATACAGAATTGTCGATCCTTATATAGACTATTAACTGGTTATGGATAATTTGGTTAAACAATACTGAGTATACTTACTAAATAAGTTTATAAAGTTATGGTGAAAAGCTTTGATGGTGGTATTTATGTAAATAAGGAGGTGAGACCCGATAGCTCTCCTTCAAACTTGGCGAAATGAATTGGGGAATGGGTCTCAATATATAGTAGAGTCCATTATAGAATATAATTGCCACGTGGCGGCCATCCGATATAATATT